GGATGGTGGATTGGTGGTTGTCATTATGAATCGTGATGAGGCTGATGAACTCACCGCCTTGTTGGAGGCTGCTGATTGGTCCGACTTGGTGCGTGGCGGGTTGACTAAGTTGGCTGTGGAACTGGGGGTGACGTGATGAAGGTGGGGCCTCGTACCAATATGGGGCATCAGTGGGGGGAAACCTCTGATGGTGACCGTGTGGAGTGTGTGTGGTGTCTGTGTTCTCCGTTGAGTACTGATGCGAGTTCTCAATGTGACCGGTTTTTGGAGGCGCAGCATTATAAGCAGGTAGACCATATCCCGAAGGAGGGATCAGATGACTGACTTTCATATTGGACAACGAGTCAAAGTTATAGGCCAATGCATTACCGGTACCGTGGTCAGATACGACGGTGCCAAGTTGGTTGTACTAGACGACGACCGACACGAGTGGGCCGACGTAGATCGTACAAGTGGGGAAGGCGAAGAAGGTGTTCTTATCTACCGGGACTACGAACTGGAGGGATCTGATGACTGATTTTCATATGCCTGATTCGTGGTATGATCCACCTGATGACCCGTGCGAGGAGTGCGATGGCGAGGGGTGCCGCATGTGTGTTGCTGAGTTGGCATACGAGTGGGCAATGTCTACGGATCCGCGAGTATGAAAGGAGAATGGGATGGCTACAGTTTGCACATACTGTGGAGGCTATGCAGTTGCTTCCGGTATGAATGAGGAGGACTGGGGGGCTTTGTGTCCGCACTGTGACGGTTCGGGGATGGAACCCAACGAAGGAGGGGAATGATGGTAGAACCCATGCGCCGACCTCGTGTCGGTGAGATTATCACGTACAAGTTGGGGTCGGGGGCGTTGCGTACCGTGACAGTTACCCATGTGGCTGACAATATTAAGAATGGGGTGCCGGGGTTTGACGGGCATAGTTCGTTGGGTGACCCGTTCTGGGGGTATGATAATCAGATTGTGACGTATCCTAGGATAAGGAAGGTGGATATAGGATGAAGATTGATGTGCAACCTGACGTGAACTGGTTCAGGTTATCCACGGATCGTAAGACTGCGTTCTTTGCGCGACCAAAAGGTTCTGAGGTGACTAATGGGTCGCCGGATCCTAATTCGTTTGGGCTGCCCGTTGGGCGTGCCGGGTCATGCAAGGATGCGACCGACTGGTGCGAAGCAGTATGCTATGCGGACTCGCCGTGGCCGAGTGTGCAGGCATTGTTGCAGCACAATTGGGGCATGTATCAGCAGAACAAGCATAGTGTGCATCGTTTGGTCGGGATGCTGCGCCCGTTGATTGAGGAGTCACGCAGGTGGGCGCGTAAACGTGACGAGCCTCATGTGTTTCGCTGGTTTTGGGCTGGTGACATTCCGGGCCGCAACTTTGCTGTCGCCATGCGCACCGTGGCCCTGTTGTATCCGGACTCCACGTTTTGGGCGTACACGAGGAACTTTGATGCGGTGCCGTCGTTGGGGCCGGTGGACAATTTGACGGTGTATCTGTCGGTGGATCGTGACAATGTGTATGCGGCTATCCCCGTGAAGGCTGCCAACGGGTGGGTGAAGTTGGCGTTTTGTGGTGATACGTGGGATGAGACTGCAGATCTCGCCACCCTCTTTGAGGGTGAGCGTAAAGGTCCTCGTTGCCCTGAGTTGACGGGAAGAATCCCGTTGCTTGTGTGGGGTGATGAGGGTACAGGCCGGGGGGCGTGTGTCGAATGCGGCATGTGTCTGACCGGGATCAACAATGTGAGGTTCGCCTCAGGAGGATAGTTATGACTGCAACCAAGAATCCGTTTGGTAAGACCCGGGACGTGGAGGATCCTTACGCCACGTATCGGGGGCCGGAGGGTTGGGAGTGGCGTGTACTCAAAACGTATCAGCGTCCCGATAAGGAGGAAAGCAACATGTATGCACGCTGGTTGTGTGCAGTAAAGTCACCGTACACGTATGGTAGTTTTGAGATGGGTGACACATATGTGCATGATGTGTTGGCTTCCGCGTTGTTGGTGGATGCTGATAAGGAATGGGTGGAACATTATGTGGACAAGGTGTCCGTTTAATATTATCCTAGGATAAGGGAGGCTAGTGATGGAAACAGAAGTAAATGTAGAGTTTGCAGACTATGATGTGTGGAATGCTGTTGAAGACAATGTGCAGGAACAGATCACGAACTTTATTGATGAGCACATATCGGAGTATGAGCATGCTTCTCAGGATGAGGGTATTGGGGATCAGGTTTATGAACTGTTGCTGGATTACAAGAATGGGATTACCTCGTGTGCCATCGGTAAGGCGTTTGAGCAGGCGGTGTGGAAGGCAATCACCCGGTTGGATAATCCGAACGTCGCCGACGAGGTGTGGGCTTCGGCTGCGAAAGAATACTTGTTGAGCGTGGTGCCGGGGTCACGGGATGTGCGTGCCATCGTGCGTGAAGAACTATTCAATTTGGTGCGCTTGATGATAGAAGGCTACAACCCGGACCCGGAGTCTGGTGCTGAGATTGCGGTGGCACCCGGTGACTGAAATTCAGACACGATGCAGGGAATGTCCGAGAATCACCCGGACGGAAGTAGACGAGATGCAACTGGAAAAGTACCTCCAACGGGAGGGGCTTGTGCAGGCTTTGTTTCCCGGCTACGATCAGAGCCAACGCGAAGCGATCATGGGATACCGTGGCGGCTACTACCTGTGTCCGGCATGCTGGGATCGGGTATTCCAGAACGAAGAGGAGTGACGATGATGATCAGACCCACCGGGGAGGAAAGGGCGGTTACCCGGAAGCAACTGCTTGCTTTCCGTGCCGCAGAGGAGGAGACGCTGCGTGCTAGGTGGGCTGCACGTAGGAAGCATAATGTGATACAATCAGGGGTGCATCAAAGATCTTTGCCTGATGGGCAAGGACCCGGCCGGGACACACAATGTCCCAGCGGGGTGAATACAGAGACAACCAACAAGGAAGAGGTTACCGGCAATGAGTAACATTTTGGAAGAGTTGCCCGGGCGAAGCAGGACCAGAAGTAACTACAACTGGGATCTGTGGCTGGATGGGCGTGTGCATGAACTGATCCCCGGTGAGGATTTCACTGTCGCTGTGGGCAGTATGCGTGCGATGGCGTTCAGCAGGGCGAAGAAGATCGGTGTACCGGTTCACACGCGCTCCACTGAGAATGGTTTGGCTGTTCAGGCCATACGTGAATTTGCCAGCGAGTAGCGGTGGTAGTCGTACACGACGACGATAACAATGACCACACCCTGTATCCTATTGTCGAAGTGCGTTGGGGAACGTACAACGAGTGGCATGAGCAAGTGTCACAGCAGATAGAGTGGACGGAGATGCTACGGGCGGAGGTTATAGCGTTGAATGCTGCCCGGATGCGTAGACAGATGATACTGGGAGATATACAGGAAATGGAATCAGAGTTATCTTAGGATAAAAGATCGTGGGGGTCGGGGTTTCCCCTCCTTTAACCCCGGCTCCCACACTCACTTAAAGGAGTAAAATGTCAGACGAAACTGAAGAGAATGAAATTAAAAGCGTCGGAGAATACCTCCAATTCTTGCGTGAAGGCGTCCAATACAGCCTCGATTTGCAGTCAAGTTTGCTGCAAATTGTGGGCGATTTCGCCCACGATCAGGGTCACGCATGGGACCGTTTAATGGATTCCATGGGACGCCTCACCGATCAGCCCCCCGAAGGGGACGACGGCCCGACTCTGACCGTCGTCTCCGCCGACGATGACAAGGCTGGCTGACCCGATGTACGGACTCAGGGCATATGACCAGCCCCGTAGGGCTGGTCTATACATATGGCATATGGGGCATCCACCACCCGACACGAAGGGGCTGCTAAGATGATGGAAGTGAACAGCGACCGCATCGTCCTCCGTCAGTCATGGCTGGGCACGCTGGCGATGTGCCCGGAGCGTGCCCGTCAGGACATGCTGGGCCTCTCCGAATCGTCAGAGTCAACCAGCACCGCTATCGGTACCGCTGTCCACTACGGGATCGAACAGTGCCTGTCTGAAACGATCCGGACACAGGCACCGCTGTCGGTGGAGGAAACGGTGGAAGCATCCATGGATGAATGGCATCGGAAGGTGCCGGAGATTGTCCGCTGGAACCATTCGGAAAAGAATGCGGAAGAAATCGTGGGGAAGAACACGGTCGCTTGGTGGGATGAAGTCCGCACCGATGTACGACCCAAAGCGGTGGAGTGGTTCTTTGAACTGCCACTCGTTGTCGATCAGAAGCCTGAAATCTGGTTACAGGGCACCGTGGACTGTGTGCAGGAGGACGGGCTGCCGATCATTGATTGGAAGAACCCGGGGCGTAAACCCTCCAGCGAATGGGAGAAGAAACGGTGGTCGGTGCAGGCCGCTGCTTATACGTGGGCTGCCGTCAAGGACGGTATGGCTACTGACCCTCCGGGGTTTGAGTTCGTGCATCTTGTGAAGGGTGATGTTCACAGGACGCTTGTAGAGTATGGACCAGCGGAGTGGGCGAGTCTGGTTGCGCTGGCCCGCTCTGCTGGTACCCTAATATCCGCTGACCTGCCGGTATGGCCGTTGAATATGACGGGCTGGCATTGCTCCCCCAAATGGTGCGGGGCATGGTCTACCTGTAGGGGTAGGTTTGCGGGACCAGATCCATGGAATCAACTATAAGGAGCAACACCATGGTAGCAGCAAAAAGTAATGATATCAGGGTTACGGTGACACGCCGCAGTGTGATGCAGGTCGCACCTTACGAATCGGAAGAAGCATCGTCGTCGGTGGAGTTCTCCATGGACGCGGGTGCTTCGGCGGAAGAAGTCATGGGTGAGCAGTCAGCGTGGAGTGACAGGCTCGCTACCGCCAACTATGAGTCGTTGGGTATCGGCTACGAGATCACGGAGGTGGCGGTTCGACGGTTGCAGAAAAGCGTTCCCGGGGACACACCGAGTCCTGCCGTGGCTGCCGCCCCGACACGACCGGCCGCTACATCCGGAGGTGGCACACAGGACGATCTGTGGCGTGACGTGATGAACAACAGCAGTGGATGGTTCACGAACTGGCCGGAACAGTTGGATGGCAGCGAGAACCCGAAGCGCCCAGCGTACCGTCGATCCGCTGACGGCAAGGGACTGTGGTTGACACGCAAGGATGGCAACGCAAACTTCCCGAACTTCTTCGTGTGCCCCAAGACCGGCAAGACCGGTGATGCGTTGACGGAGATCGGTAATCAGATCAGTCAGAAGGTGTCCCGCTAGAATTATCTTAGGATAATCTGATGGCAACCTTACTTTCCGAAGGGGAAGTGGCTTTACGTTTGGCTGATGCGATAGCCCGATCAGGTGAAGGTGAGCCTCTCCCAGAGGTAATCGACACACCTAAGGGACCTAAACGGTTTCCGCTCACCAGCACAGTTGTTGACAGTCTCGTGGGGTTCATTCAGAACCCCACGGAACGCTGGTATCTGGGTTTCCCAGAGTTTGATCTCGCCACCCGTGGTGTAGGCCGGGGTGAAGTGATGATGATTCTGGGCAGATCCCACACCGGCAAGTCGCAGATCCTGCTGAACAGCATCGTCTGGAACCTAGTCAACCATCACGACACTCATGCAGTCATCTTCTCGTTGGATGAGCCACGCGAACTGGTGTTGATGAAAATGTTTTGCCTGTTGAAGGGGCGTTCCTCTGAGGATGTGGAAGACGCCATCAAAGCGGGCGACAAGGACACCTTGTCGGATCTGGAACGTGCAGCAACACAGGAACTGTCCCGTGTAGCGATAGTTGATGAGGCAATCCATCTTGACGAGATGGCCCGCGTTCTTGATGAGGCACGCGCGTGGTGGGGATGCGATCCGAACTTTTGCATGATCGACTATCTGGAACTGTTGCCGGGCGGTGACGCTGACGCTGCCGGTGTGACCGGTAAGGCGCAGGCTGTGAAACGGTGGGCGAAAGAGCAGCGTGTCCCGTTGGGGCTGGTGCATCAGTCGGGGCGTGGAACGTCACCACCCGGTCATGCAGCAGGCTTGTACGGTGGCCGGTACGGTGGTGAACATGAAGCAATCTTCGTGCTGGAGGTGTACCGCAAGAAGGACCGCAACGACCTGTCCCACTGGGAGACACAGTACCATGCGAACAGTATCAACCTGAACTTGTGCAAGAACAAGCGTACCGCTAAGGTACTGGATCAAACCTATTACATGGATCCGGTGTGTGGTCACGTACATCCCTACCATGAAGAATTGATACCGGACACGACCCGTACGTAAACATTATGGACAGAACTCCTGCAGCAGACACGGTTAGCGGCTTCGCTTCTCTCTTTCAGGGGGGCAGCATGGCGCAGTCTCTGACCGGTGGCGGCTTCTACCCGATGGAGAACCCTGACGGGTCTTTCTACGCTGCCACCGGAGAAGCCTATCTGAGGGCCGTAGAGGGCCACCTGTCCAAAGATGGGGAAGGCATCGGCGTGTACCCTCTCATGGAGTCACGCGGCCCGGAAGGGGCCTTAGAGGGCTTCACAGTGTGGTGGGGGTGTGTGGACTGGGATGAGGGTCGTGAAGAGTCTCTCGTTCACGCCCGGAACGCACACGAAGTACTCGCCCAGATAGGTATTGTCGGTTGGGTGGAACGTTCCCGATCCAAAGGCTTCCACCTGTGGGTGTTCTTCACCGAACCACTCGCTGCGCGAACAGTACGGGACGGCCTGATTGGTGTATGCAACGTGGTGGGTGCCCCCACCAAAGAAGTCAACCCGAAACAGGTATCGCTCGTCGGGAAGAAGATAGGTAACGGGATGCGGCTCCCGTACCCGGCGCTACGCGAACCCGGACAGAACGAAATGCTCAACCCGAAAGCCATCTACTCGCAGATCCCCCTCGCAGACACATTCGTTGCAGAAGCGTTACAGACACGGATCACCGAAAAACGGTGGAAGGCAGCAGTCGCACTGTACAAGGGGAACGAACCGGCACCGGTACGACGCGCCTCATACAGTTACACGGGCAGCAGGTTGACTGGTGCGGCGGAAGCAATCCGCCGCAACGGCCCCCGCGTCACATCGGACAAACCGCACGGGGACCGCTCCGGCACACTGTTCAGCCTCGCATGCCACATGATCCGTCAAGGATACAGGGATGGCGACATTGCCAAGGAACTCAGAGAAGCCGACGGCGACTGGGGAGGCAAATACGCTAAGCGGCCCGACGGTGGCGCTCTCTTAGACACTCTATTAAGCGCAGCCCACAAGAAAGCATGGTCCGATAGTGAAAAGTTTCTCCGTGAAGATCGGTCGCCGACCCAAGGTGAAAGCACGCCCCCGGCATAACAAGAAGGGGCAGGTTTTCACCCCGAAGGGGACACTTGACGAGGAG